AGCAGGTTTTACCTGCACAGCCGGAGGCTTACCACCGTGAGGTGGCTTTGATTCCAATGTTACTTGAAAACTCCCGGTTAGGCGTACGGGTTGATCGAGTCGGTTTGCAAAAAGCAAAAGAGCAAGCAGTAGTAGATATTGAAAAGTGTAATGTTTGGGTTCGCGCATTGTTAGGTTCGCCTGATTTGAATCTTGACAGCGATAAAGAGCTGGTCAATAGTATTTATCCTACAGAATACTGGTTGAAAGATAATGGGTGGCCTACTACGGATAAAGGCCAGCCTAGAGCCGATAAAGAAACCTTTGAAGAACTAATCACACACACGGAGTTAAAAGATGTCCTTAGATATAGAGCCAACCTATCAACATGTTTGTCAACTTTCATTGAGCCCTGGTTACAAGCTTCTGCATCTACAGGTAGAATCTACACAAACTGGAACAGTGTACGAGGTGAACGTGGGGGTACACGAACCGGCAGACTCTCTTCAACACCCAACTTTCAAAATGCGCCTGTCCGTTACCCGAAGGTTGGAATCCCACTCGACTTGGATGTGGCAACCCTCCCACTCATCCGAAGCTTCATCCTAGCCGATGAAGGGCATAAGCTAATTGCATGTGACTTCAACGCTCAAGAGCTGCGTATCTTTGCGCACTTTGAAGGCGGCGCGTTAATGAAGCAATACCAAGCCGATGCTCGTGCTGATCTGCATGCCTACGCAGCCAAGATGATGACTGAGGCCAGCGGCCGTGAGGTATCAAGGACTTACTCCAAAGGCGTGTCATTTGCTATTCTTTACGGTGCGGGGCCTAGGAAAATCAGTGAAATGCTGGAGATAGATTATGACATGGCAAAAACGTTGGTGGATACATATACCACCGCTGTGGCTCCGGGCCTCAAGACGATGCAATCCACCATGCGGACAAGGTATAAATTAAACCAACCATTGAAAACCATTGGCGGGCGTCTTATCAAGATGGAACCGCCTAAGATTATCAATGGCAGATTAAGAGAGTTTGACTACAAAGGGGTTAACCTTTTGATTCAAGGCTCCGCGGCTGATCAGGCCAAGGCTGCCATGTTGCTGTACCAAAGCAAACGGCAGGGTAGTAGGCTTTTGCTTAGTGTGCATGATGAGTTGGTTATCTCAGCTCCGGAAGAGCATGTGGTTCGTGAGGCTGAATGCCTAACATGGTCCATGTGCAATGCAATAACGATGGATGTGCCTATGGTCAGTGATTACAAAATTGGCAATACGTATCAGGAGGTCAAATGATGACACGCATAGAAAAGTTTGAAAGGATTGTATTTCTTGTAGGCATTATTATTGTGCTGCTTGATTTGTACGTTTGGAGGCCGTAAATGCCTAGACCTAAACCTCTTGAAAAACTATTAGGCAGACAAGTACGAATGTCAGATAGACAGTGGCATATTCTTAATCATCTTGGCGGCGCTGAATGGTTAAGACAGTTGCTAGATAAAAAAGATCCATTTCCTAAAAAATACTACGAGAAACTACAAGATGCAAATAATGGAACTAATAAAGTATGATCACGAAAGAGGTTGCTTTGTTGCAAAAGGCAATAAACCTACCGTTTCGTTAAGCCCGTTTGAATGGCAAAGCGATCCACGGCCTAGCATCTTTTTGCAAGACCCCAAATTTAGAAGCCGCAATGGCATGCAGCAAGTAAAGCTTGTTGTTGCAAACCCAAAGCCGTTCTTCCCTTACACTGATACTCTGAAAGACAAGTGATGGCATATTCAAACTCATCAATCAAAACATACGAAGATTGTCCTTACAAGTACAAGCTGACTCGCATTGAGCATCGACATGAGCCAGCAGGTGACGCCGCGGAACGTGGCAAGATGATTCACGCCGAGTTTGAAGATGCTTTGATCAATCTCAATCTAATTCCTGATGAACGCAAGTTTTGGCTGCCTTACCTTGAAGAGCTTGTTGCAAAGAAAACTCGCAGTGAGGTAGAGTTTGCTGTAACCAAGGATTGGCAACCGTGTGATTTTAAGGCCCCCGAGGCTTGGGTAAGGGGTATCTATGACGCTGTGTATTTCGATGGCGCCAGAGCCCACGTCCTTGACTGGAAGACCGGCAAAGAGCGTGAGTATGGCGAGCAATTAAAGTTGTATGCAACAATCATCTTGGCCAGCCACCCTGAGGTGGAGACCGTAACCACAGAGATTTGCTACATTGACTTAAACAAGCAATCACCCTACCCAGAGTACACACGCAAAGACTTTCCAACATTGCAAGCTTGGCTTTCGGCACGTGTAGGCAAACTTGAGAATGATGACATCTTTGCGCCTAAGCCATCTTACGGCTGCCGCTGGTGCCACTTCCGCAAATCCAATGGCGGGCCTTGCCAGTGGTAACCGCAGTATTGCTTGAGCGGCATTTGGAGACTTACTTCTCTGCCGCTTGCAAAAAACGTGGCTTGCTTACGTTGAAGTTGAACGTACGCTATGCCCGCGGTTGGCCCGATCGTATTGTGCCGTTAAAAGGCGGTGGAGTTTTGTGGGTAGAACTAAAGCGGCCAGGGGGTAAAACTTCAGCGCTGCAGGACAAGGTGCATAACGACTTGCAAAAGTTTGGGCACCGCGTTCACGTCATTGACTCTAAGGAAGGTATTGACAATGTTTTGGGAACCGCATGAGTACCAGAAAGAAGCTGTAAAGTTTCTGGTGGAAAAAGGCTCGGCAGCTTTATGGCTGGATCCCGGGCTTGGTAAAACAGCTGTTGTGCTATCGGCTTTCAGAATCCTGAAGCTTAAAGGTATGGCCAAGAAAATGCTGGTCATTGCGCCACTTAGGCCTGTGCATAGCGTGTGGCCAGCTGAAGCCAAGAAGTGGGAGCAGTTTGCTGATTACTCTGTTGGCGTGCTACATGGCGGCACTAAGGCTAAAGTCTTGAAGCAACAGCATGACATATACGTTATCAACTTTGAAGGCCTTGGCTGGCTGTCTTCGCAACTTAATGGCAAAGATTGGCCCTTCCAGATCCTGACGGTGGATGAAATATCTTATATGAAAAACACGCAAACTCAGCGGTTTAAAACAATAAAGCCTTTGCTGAATAAGTTTGACCGCAGGTGGGGCTTAACCGGCTCACCAGCGCCAAACAGTTTGCTTGACATCTTCGGGCCTCAGCTAATCCTTGACCAAGGGGCTACCTTTGGCCCTTACATCTCACGATTCAGAACAGAATACTTCTTCCCCTCCGGTTACGGCGGGTATGAATGGAAGCTGCAATCCGATGGTGAGACTAGGATACATACAGCGTTGGCTGGCAAGGTGCTTCGTATGGCGGCGCTGGACCATCTAGATCTGCCCGAGTTAACTTACAACGACATTATGGTAGATCTACCGCCTAATGCCAGAAAACTGTACGACGCCTTTGAAAACAACCTGACTGTAGAGTTGAATAGCGGGAATGTAACAGCGGTCAACGCCGCCGTGGCCGTCATGAAAGGCCAGCAAATTGCCAATGGTGGCTCATACTTGGATGATGATGGGAGTGGTAATGCTAGAATCTCAACGCACCTTCATGACGCGAAGACTGAAGCGGTTCTCGATCTGGTCGAGGAGCTATCGGGCCAACCTTGCATCATCGGTTATCATTTTGCGCATGACCTCGAGAGGCTTAAGCTTGCCTTTCCTAATGCGCCTATCCTTGGCAGTGGGGTTGTTGGTCGTAAACTTGATGCTGTTATTGATGATTGGAACACCGGTAAGACATCAGTTCTTCTGGCTCACCCAATGTCGGCGGGTCACGGTCTTAACTTACAAGGTACTGGGCATGCTGTCATCTGGTACTCGCTGACTTGGAGCCTTGAGATCTACGAGCAGTTTATTCGCAGACTCTGGAGGCAGGGTCAAAAGAATCATATTGTTGTTCACCACATCATGGCCAAAGACACTATTGACGAAGCCATTATGATGGCCATCAGGCGAAAAGATAAAACGCAGCAAACTTTGTTAACCGCAGTGCGTGACTACGTTAATCGTGATACAATCAATCCCGTTGACCATTGAAAGGAATCTATATGCAACTTACCGCTATTGTCGAAAGACGTAACTCCACTCAACAGAAAGATACTGACATGTCAGAAGCAAAGCTACGCGCCCGTGCAAACAAAAAAGCAATCATTACTTTGGTGACCGCGCCTAACCCAAAGCGTAATAATACTTTGGCACGTGAACGCTATGAGTTGTACCGCGTTGGCATGACAGTGGCTGAGTACATTGCAGCGGGTGGCCGTTCAGGCGATGTGAATCACGACATAGCCGAGGGCTATATTGCCATAACACTGCCATGAATATTTTAATTACCGGCGTTACGGAGACGCATACCAACCATCCGCAGCGTGCCAGCTCTACCAAGTTTATTTCCATCCCTGAATTGATGGCGTCAGCCTTTGGTCGTATGGGGCATGATGTTGATCATCGCGCCGTTACATCAGGTGAAGACCTTTCACGCTATGACAAAGTATTTGTGTACCTATACCCTTTGGATCACAATGCTTTAAACCCTGATGGGGCCTTGTGGGCTTTAGAAAGCCGCTTTGATGCTTATGTTTGCCTTGATGATTGGGCTTTCCAAAAGATCTTACCATCATGGGAAAGTAAGATTGCGCCAGAATCATTGTGTGAGCATACGTGGATTGCTCCGCTATTTCCTTGGGGCAATACCAAAGCCATGGGCTTGCCAGTGGAAGACATTATTGCATGGGATCCAAGCCCGCTGTATGAAATGCCTGCTGTGCATCAAATGTCTTG